TTAAGAATAAAGAATGGGACGATCAGTATAATAACTGGCAGTATGAGAGATATTAATGGTGCAGAAAGGTTATAGACTGTGAGTGCTTGCAGGACCGTGGATTCATGATTAAACTTCTCAAGAAATCCGATATCAATATAGTGGTATTTATCAATAAACCCGTCATCATCATTTATCAAGTTCCATATCTCTTTTACCTTTTCAAATCTCTCTTTATCGTAAATATCAAGTGGTGCATTGTATTTCGTATACAAAGACTGTGAGTCCTTCAGGAACTGTTTGTTGCTGGTAAAGTATTCTGACCATTTCTTAGCCTGTTCGCAGCCATATTGCGTTGATGGTTTGAATGTATCTTTATAAACATTATTATTTGAAACATCTTTGTATTCAACAAGCTCAAGATCTGATATGATATTTTGGTCAGTCTCTATTTTATCAGCTAAATGATATATGGGTAGTTGAAAATATTCCTTTCCTAGTTTATCTGTATTATTAGATTCTACTTTTGTCATTTTATAACAAAAGTAGAATAATTATCATTAGCTTTTACGAATTAAACCAGGCCTTCTGAGAAGTTGGCAGGAAGGTCCTCTATAACAGTGTTATAATGTTGCTCTATCTCCTTTAGTTTCCTGAAGTCACGCCTGGTAATAAAGTTGATTCCGATACCTTTTCTTCCCCAACGACCACTACGTCCAATTCTATGCAGATATGTGTTTATGTCCTTGGGGATGTCAAAGTTAATCACGGTGCTGACTTGCTGTATGTCTATACCTCTGGCAGTGACATTTGATGAAATTAGCACCCTGTACTTGCCGTTTTTGAATTCGTTATATGAGTTGGCTCTGTCCTCTTTTTCCATGCTACTGTGTATGCAGCAAACTGGAAAATTATCCTCACACATAGCTTCATATAGATCCTGGACGCGCTTAACGCTGTTGCAGTAGATGATACATTGAGACATGGAAATATGGTTGTATAGTTCTTTCAAAGTTGCATACTTTTGTCGGTCATCATCAATCTGGACCTTGAACTGTGAGATGCCTTCAAGGGTAAGCTGTTCGCTTTTCACTAAGATCTTCACGGGGTTTCTCATGAACTTGTCTGTTAATGCACTTAGTTCAGGAGGTAGTGTTGCACTAAACAATGCAACTTGAATATTGTTGCTAAGATGCTGGAAAATATTATAAACTTGTTCTTTAAAACCGGAGGACAACATTTCATCAGCTTCATCCAATACTATCAATTTCAATGCTTTTGCATTGATATACTGACGTCGTATCATGTCGTGAATGCGTCCAGTGCATCCAACAATAATATGAGGAGGATTGCTCTTGAGTTCAGCTGCATTTTCGTCAGTTGATGTTCCGCCGATCAGTAACATAACACGAAGTTGTTTCATCAGTGAAGAAAGATTTTTGATTACTTCAAAAGTCTGACGGGAAAGCTCACGTGTTGGAGACAGAATCATGGCCTGTGTGGTATTAGACTTAGTATTGATAAGCTGAAGTGTGCTGATGGAAAACGCACCAGTCTTTCCGGTTCCAGATTGTGCTTGCGCAATAATATCGTTACCTTTGATCATGGGAGATATGGCCTTTTTTTGTATAGGACTTGGACTTTCAAATCCATAACTGTAGATGCTTCTTAAAAGAGGAACGTTTAGACCTAAATCGTCCCAAGAATTGATTTCATGACTTTTATCATATTCTTTATTTGAAGGAGAAGATGGCGTAGACATGTTATATTAATGAAGCGGCAATTTTTTAAGTAAATTCAATATTAATACATTTATTTAAAATAAATGGATATAAATATACTTTTAACATTCATATAATATGACTTTACAATACGACATAGAACAGTATGAAGACATCAAGAATGGTGGTTTTGCTTATGACTTATCAGAAGATACGATTACAATTGTCAATCAATTGGCTGAACAGGTAGGTGCACCTAGTTACAACAAAACTCCTGTATTTGAAAATAAAGAGTATAAGAAAAGGAAATATAACGGCAATTTGACAGGTGAAGATTGGGAAGCGTTCAGGAATTTCAAGGCAACTGAGATTGCAACAAGTTCAGGAATAAATAAATACTTTGATGATATCAGATACTCACTTAATAAGATGACTGAAAATACATATGAACAAGTGAAAGATGAAATAGTTGCCTTGTTGAAAAACATGATGGAGGAGAAATATGAGGATAAAGCATACAACGATATTGGGAAGAGTATATTTGATATGGCGAGTAGTAACAAGTTCTACTCTGATATATACGCAAAGCTTTACTCTGACATAATGAAGGAATTTGTTATGTTCAAAGAAATATTTGCCTCAAATTTGACACAGTTTATGGAGTTATTTAAGAATATTGAGGTCGCCGACGGTGATAATGAAGATTATAATAGACTGTGCGAGATTAATAAGCAAAACGATAAAAGAAGAGCACTCAGCTTGTTCTTTGTAAACTTGATGAATTATGGTGTCATAACGGAAGATAGTATAATTGAGATCATAGATGAGTTACAAAACAAGATAATAGACTGCGCAGACAAACAAGGTTTCACAACATCGAACGAAGAATTAAGCGAGAACATTTTTATCATTGTGACGAATGTGAAAGATCGTCTTCATGATCATATAGTATGGACTACAATTGTAAATCGTATAGTTAATATTACAGAGATGAGTACTACTGAAAAACCAAGTATCAACAATAAAATCATATTTAAGCATATGGATCTTATGGATATACTAGAGGGTTAGTTTTTCATTTTTATTATGTTTTAGTAAATAAAAATGAATTTTACAAATTTACGTAAACAAGCTACAAGTAGATCTATGACAAATTCACAAGTTAAATCTCTCGTAAATAAATATGGTGTCCCGGATATATCAAGCGACAATACAAATAGTATAATTAAATCAGATTTTCAGGGCAACGATGGAACTAGAAGTTTCATGTCAAATTTTGGAATAAAAAGTAGGTCAGGAGCTGTAAATTTTTCATACCATAGAAAGGGTGACGGTGACGAAAGCTACCCAGCGCAAGCATCTATTGAAGATGGCAAGTCATACATAGCAATTCCAAGAACAAATTCAGAACCAGGTAATGTATTAGTAGTGTTATACGATAAGATTATTATAAATATAGCAAAGAATTTGATATCTATTATAGAAAGCGAAAAAGTTTTCTCAGAAATTGTTTTGATGGACATACACGAATGGAACCGATCAAATTACAAGGTAGAAAAAAATCATCATTTTTTCATATTCTTACCTCACTTATTAACGCAAGAAGTCCCTTATGATAGAAGTTTTATATATTTGATGGAACAAAACTTGGATGGACAATTGAACGCTAGATATCTAGATGCAATGTCAAATAATATAATATTTAAGCAGTTGTTAGAACAAAGCACCATATTTGACTATAGTGAATGCAATATTAATGTTTGGAAAAAACATGTGAAACCGGAAATAAGTCAAAATATTAAATTGTTTTTGCCAACTGTTTCAAAAAAGATAGATATGGCTACTAACAAGGAATATGATGTGTTGTTCTTTGGTGCATTGAACCCAAGACGAGAGAGAATAATTAATACTCTCAAAGAACTCAATATTAATATTAAGATTATTAACTACGATAAATGGGGTGATGATTTGATTAATGAAATTAAGAAAGCAAAGATAGTTTTGAATATACATTATTATGATAATGCAATATTGGAGACACCTAGAATAAGTGAGGTCTTACCGTATGCAAAGATTATTAGTGAAATACCTTGTAATGAAGATAACTCAAGTTATGAGAGGTATAAAGATGTAGTTGACTTTGTTCCTATCGTAAGTACTATAGGAGATATTACGTCTTTGACAGAAAGAATAACCGATACTCTTAACATCGGTGATAAAGATAGGATGCGACATAGACTCTCAGTAATAAAGCATATAAAAACTATTAACAGAGGAGGGACATTATTAGATTGCATACAAAGATATAAAAGTGCCAAAGACTATCATCGATACTTATGTAACAGTCTATTATCATTGATCAGAATAATTCCGATACCTAAGTTCGGTATAACACCAGAATATGAAACCGTACTCATAGAATTTAGAAAATTTAGCCACTTGGAGTTTCTACTGCGTAATACAATTATAAAGTTTCCTTCATGGTCGCATACAGTTGTATGTGGAAACTTAAATGAAGATTTTATTAGAAAAATGTGCACTGATATTTGTAAGGATAATGAAAGCTCTATCAAAATTGTCAAACTTGATATAGATAACTTGACACCATCCGACTATAGTTCCTTGTTATCTACAAAGAATTTTTGGGAAAATTTTACAGGCGAAAAATTGTTAGTTTATCAGGAAGATACTATGCTATTCCATAATAAGATAACTCCATTTCTACAATATGATTATGTTGGTGCGCCTTGGCCACCTAACCAAAATGATAATTCTTATGGAGTAGGAAATGGAGGATTTTCATTAAGATCAAAAAGTAAGATGTTAGAGTGCATTGATAAGGTAAATATAGCAGAAATTGAAAGACTAAGACTAGGGCAGTCAACAGTAAATTATATGAAGAACACAAATAGCTATGTCGTCCCAGAAGACGTATACTTTTCAAAGGTAATGATAGATCATGGTATTGGCATTGTTGCAAATCGTGATGTAGCTTTGAGGTTTTCTCAAGAGACGCAAAAAGGTATTAATCCTCTTGGAGGGCATAATTATTGGCTTGCGGAAACTGTTACGGATACAAAGCTGCAACATGATACAGTAGGCATCATAACACCATTTTTGTATATTGTAGGTGGAGGCGAGTATTATCTTAGTATGGTAATAAGATTCTTCATTATGATCGGAGCAAAAAGAATACATTTCTATAACAACACTGAACCTAACATGTTTACTACCACCTTAAAAAAATTTTTTAATGACACCGAAATAGATGTTATTGAACAGAGGAATATCCCGAGATTTAAGGTGAACAATTGCGCATATGATTATTTCGTAGAGATGGGAAATGAATTACACCCTAGATTCAGAAATAATTTTAATTCTAAGAAGTATATCTACCATTGTCAATTTCCGTTTGATTATTATAGAACTGCAGGTAGGATTAAATTAGACAATATAGATCACGTGATCGTTAATTCGGAGTATACATTAAAATATTATAATAATAAAACACAATTATCAGATGCCAATAAAGTTTGCATAAACTATCCGTCATGTTTCAAAAGCCTTGATACGACAAAGTTTAATAAAAGAAAAAATACATTTGTTATGATAGGTCGTATACATATACCGAGTAAACACGCTCATAATAAAGGCCATGAGACCGTATTGAAGATTTTTCATGCGTTAGCTAACACAAGTAATGATTTTGAATTATGTATAATAGGAACCGTGCAGGATGTATCATACTATAATTATCTAAGGAAATATGAACATGAAGGAAAAATAAGAGTAATTGGTGATTGTTCAGAGGAAGAAAAAAATAACATTATAGCAGAAAGCGAATACGTGATCCATGCAACAGGAATAGACATGAATGAAGAAAAGGTTTGCTTTGCATTTGAGCATTTTGGTATATCACCGATAGAATGCATCAATAAAAATTGCATACCAATATGCACGAATGGTGGATACTTTCCCCACTATATAAAACATGGTGAGAATGGTTTTCTATTTAGGACAACATATCAGTTAAAACAATTACTGGGTGGAATAGTTGACGGAACAAATAAACTAGAGTCAGAGAAAGCAATTGCCATAAACAAAGACATAATCAAAAAATTCTCTCATTCATGCTTTAATGAGAGATTAGCCCATATTTTATTGAAAGATCTAGAACAATAGATTCTTATATTTACGTTTAGCTTTATATATATATATATGTGTGTGTGTATATATATAAATGTCATTTTTATCGTGGAAGAACGTGAAGATGTTCTACGAGCAACATTGTAAGACAAATAGAGAGTTTTTGCAAAATCTACATAAAATACCACTCACGTCATATGATGATGACGCCATTGTTCATGATACTGGAACTATAACAAACACAGACATAATTGAGTCAAAAGACCAAATAAACGAACTTACTGAACTCTTGAAAAAGAACAAATTAATCACAAGTCGTATGGGTTGTGTTGAAACAGCATTTATGATTAAACATTTGTTCAATCTAGACATATTGACACATTTAAGAAGAGAAAATGATATTGATTATAATATGAGAGCTAATGCAGGTCTATATTACAAAAATTCTAAACGACGAAAAGAAATTTTGGATTGGTGGTGCAACCATACAAAGGAATTAATAGTGGACGAGACAATATCATCATGTTATTGTGTTTTGAATTTTGATTTCGTATTATGGGCAGCTTTGAATATTAAAAAGCAGTACTATAACTATGGTTGCATAGCGAAAATAATATTACAGAACTCTGAAAACAAGAAGATTCTTTATATCGGTTCTGGTGTAGATTCTATACGTGCTGGTTATGAGAGAGGTGTTCAATCAGCATGGAATTTCCCTGTTTCAAATTTTGATATGTATTATGTGAAGACACCTGTAACAACCATTGGTTGTGATTATCCACATGATTCAATCAAAGAGACATGTGAAGCAATAATAAATGAGATCGACGATAATTATAGCGACTTTGACACCGCAGTGTTAGGTTGTGGGGCGTATGGTCCTCCAATAATCAATATGCTGAGAAAGAAGTATGATAACAAGAATATGTGTTATTTAGGGGCAGAATGTTATAAGATGTTTGGAATTTATTCAAAAGGGATGCCTTATACTAACTATAATGAAGCAAATAAAGAGAATTGGTTAGAAGTAGTAGAGAATAATCCAACTAATGGCAATCATCCAGAACCCAAATATTGGAAATAAGTATTATTTTCATTATATTCATAATATCTATGTATATAATGAATTCATCTGTGAATGAGAACTCACAAGTGTATTATACTGGAAGATACTGGAATGATTATCCAGAATGTATGTCTATAATTAATAAGAGACTGTTTGGTCAAGACATTGACTGGAAAGACTATCTTTTGGATAATGGTAATAGTGGTTTTGAACATGCGCTTATACTGAATTGTGGTAATGGTCGGGTGGAACGAGAACTATATGATACAGGAATTATTAAGAAAGCAACAGCCGTTGAGTATATCAAAGAATTAGTTGATCAATGCAACAAGAATAAGGGTTCTAGAGATATAACATACATACAACATGATATCAACACGATTTCTTTTCCTGAGAACACATTCGATTGTGTAATTAATTTTGCTGCATGTCATCATATTATGAAAATAGAAGAAGTTATGGTTAACATAACTAGATGGTTGGAACCCAACGGTTGTTTTATTCATAATGATTATATTGGTCCTCAGCGTAATCAGTATTCTAGACAGACATGGAATGCAATGAACATTGTAAACAATAGTATAAATAAAAAATACAGAAAGCATCTCGGATATCCTGATGTCCAACAGATGATGTTAGACGATCCAACTGAAGCAATAAACTCAAATAGTATATTACCTGTACTGTATGATTTATTTGATATTCAAACACACACCAAATCTGGAGGAGCCATTGCATATGAGATCCTTACACATAATCCTTTACTGTTTAATATGAATCCAACTCTTCGCAAAGCATTAGTTGAATATATAATGAAGAAAGATCTTGAATACATGAATGCGACAGGTGAGAGTTTTTTTCATTTCATAGTTGCAGTGAACACCAAAAATATAGATTCTAAAGTTATCAGGAAAAACCTATATCATATGAATGTAAGAGAGCGGCGAGCAGAAAAGACTTTCGGACATTACTGCTATAACAAACTGGAGACAGAATGTATAGTTAAATGTGACAATCCTAATTCTTACGAAAAATCTTTTTTTGTCCATGGTTTCTCAGCTATTGAGTCTACAGGCAGATGGTCTGATCAAGAAACCTCAATTATAATGTTCAAATACGAAAATACAGATCCCAGAAGGCTTTTGCTTAACGTCACTCCTATGCCTAATGTTCAACAAAAAGTCACGATCAACACTAACGAAACAGAGAATTCTACTATTGTTGTAACGTCGGAGCAAGTTCTAGAAATACCTTTAACCCCTAATAATGACTATCCAGATGAAGCTGTTGTCATAATGAAGTATCATGATCTCAAAAGTCCAAAAGAACTAGGTATAGGAGACGACGGCAGAAAGCTAGGGTTGTTCTTTAAGTGGATTAAGCTGATTTAGTCTTGTTCTACATGTAACCATAAACTTCCTCCACCGAAAGCTTTTGTTTTGTCCAGGCCTTTAATGACCTTAAACTCATATGAGTCTTTTTGGATCTCTAATAGTTTTGGAAACTTAGTTGCATAAGTATTAGCGAATTTAATTTTAAATTTATTATTATTCATGAGAAATGCATATACAAAATATTGTTCATTCCAAAATCTTCCTTCTTTATACCATGATTCGGGATATTCATAAGGTAAAAAAATATCATGAATATGAACTAAGACACCTTTTTTTAAAATAGGGAAGATCTTGTTAATATAGTAAAGACAATCGCTGTCATGCTTAACTACATGTGATGAATCAATAAAACAAATATCATTTTTATCTAATTGTTTGAACAGTTCAATATTAGTATCCTGTAAAATAGTTGCTTGTAATTCTATTATACCTTCTTTTTGCATCGACAGTAACCATGGTAATGGATATGGTTCAATACAAATAATTTTTGTGTCTAGATTAAACTGTTTAATTGTATTATGCATTACTAACGTGCTCCATCCACTGCCAATTTCTATAATTTTTTTTGGTTTATGTGTTTTTATAAAATAAAATAGCATACGTCCATCCATCCATTCAAATGCATTATTAATTTGATAGTAATTAAATATATTTTTTCTTAAATTTAGATCTCTATTCTTAGCACAGTTATTAATAATTATATTTTGATTGGTTTCTTTCTCTATACCTGGAATAGGAAAATTATAATCTGATAATTCTTCTTGTAAAGAATCTAAAATTTCTTCATGTGATTGTTCATTGTAATCAATATTGTTAAATATAGGTTTGTTATCTACAATTTCTGTTTGTTTTCTTATTTCTGGTAAAACTGAATAAAAATGACCTTGGTCCCATTGTTCCTTAATTATTTCTTCAGCAGAACCAATATACGTTTTCTCATTATTCATCATTTTAATAAGTAATATTATAAAATAATAACGAACTAAACTTATACACTTAGTAAAATATTCTAAATACATAGTGACTGATTTATTACAACGTACTTATGCGTCATGCCACATATGGAACCTAGCTTGTGACAGAAGTGAACCTGCATCCGAATAGTTTAGTTATATA